CGAAGCCTACCACCAAGTTGTCAATGGCGGCTTTCATGGCGTTCATGGAGCCGGAGATGGTGTGTTCCGCTTCCGCAGCGGTGGCACCAGCAATGCCCATGCTCTCCTGGATTACATGGATTGCGGAAACCACATCAGCATAGGAGCTAATGTCATATTCGATGCCGGAGATAGCCTGGGCGTCTGCAAGCAGGCGGGCCATCTCTTCCTTCGTTCCTCCGTATCCGAGCTTAAGGTTGTCCAACATGGTATAGTTGGCCTTTGCGAAACCCTGATAAGCATTCTGAATGAGGGACATGTCCGTACCCATCTTGTTTGCGTTATCAGCCATGTCCGTAATGGCCATATCGGCATATTCCACCGCTTTCGCCGTGTCACCACCAAGGGACTGGATCAGCGACGCGGAGAAGGAAGTGACCGTTTCCATGTAGTCGTTTGCGGAGAGGCCTGCGGTTTTATAGGCGTTGGCAGCGTATTCCTGAAGCTGCCCGGAGGACTCTTTGAACAGGGTGTCGATACCACCGACCAGCTGTTCGTAGTCGGCATAGGCTTCCACGACAGCTTTGCCCAGGGATACAGCGGCAGCTGCGGCGGCAGTAACCACCGCGCCCATGGCGATACCAACGGTCTTCAGGGTGGATCCCAATTTGGCAAACTTGCCCTCGGAGTCATCTGCGGACTCTCCGGCATCGTCCAGGTCTTTCCCCATCTTATCTGCGGACTCGCCTGTGTCATCCATTTCTTTGCCGAGCTTATCCATGGCCTCTTCGTTATCGGCCAGTTCACGCTCCATGTTGTTGAGTTCAGATTCTGCATTGTTCAGCTGAATACGCCATGCCTGGGTGCGGCGGTCATTCTCACCGAAGGTTTCAGAGGCATTGGCAAGGGCCTGCCGGAGCAGTTCCACCTTTTTGCGCTGCGCCTCAACCTGCTGCCCCAGGACTTTGTGCTGTGCTGCCAGGGCGTCGGCGGAGTTATCGTTGGCAGCGAACTGAGACTGGACCAGCTTCATTTCGGAGCCGAGAACCTTAAAGGACTGGTTGATTTCACCCAGCGCCTTTTTGAATTCCTTCTCGCCCTCAAGGCCAATTTTCAGGCCAAAGGTATCTGCCATTTCACCACCGCCTTTCGCTTAGAATCCGTCCGGGATGATGTCGTCAATGAACAGCTCCCGTTTCGGTTTGGAGATACCGTTGTACTGTTTGTGGCACTCCCAGAGGTCCAGGAGCAAGCCAAACGGCATCAGCCAGGTCTCATCCCAGGAGAGATGGAGCTGGCCGATGCCGTAATAAAGAAGCCGAGTAAATAACTCTTCGTCACTTACTCGACTGCCGCGTTTTTTTCGTCTGCCTCGCTGACGATGTTCCGCTTGGTACCCTTGAGCAGGGCATCCATGATGGCGGACTTGTAGGTGGCCAGGTCGGCGGGAACGGTGAGCAGTTCCACCATTTCCTCGGACAGAGTCACCCGGGGCTTATCGGGGTTTTTCAGGTTGTGGATCAGCACAGACTGGTTTGCCAGCAAGGTGATCAGCCACACGATCTCGCCGATGGCCATCTCGAAGTTCTCGGACTTCATCAGCTTGTCGCCCAGGTTCTCCAGACCGCCGTAGCGACCTGCGATTTCCTTAGTGGCCTTGGTGGTCAGAAGCAGCGTGTATTCCTCGCCGCCGATGGTGATGACAGAAGCACGGTCGTTAATCATTAGGATTCGCCCTCCTCAGTAGCTGCGGCATAGGAAGGTTCGTACACTTCCTTATACCAGTTGGTGATGGTAGCTGCGGCAACAGAAGCGTCGCCTTCGGTGACCTCGGCCTTCCAGGGATGCTTGCCCATACCGTCAGCCTTGTTCCGGCGAAGGATGGTACCTTCGATGGTGGGGGTGCTGAAGGTGATGCCGTCACCCTTGGTGGCCAGGTTGGTGGCGGGGATGCCGAACTTGACTCTGTAGAGCCAGAAGTAGCGGTACTTGCCGTTGGACTTCTTGGCACGGAAGCCGATCGCAACGGGATCGCCGCCGTCCTCGCCAGTAGAGACGATGACACCATTCTCGTCGATGGTGGCACCAGTCAGGATGGATGCGACGGTGGGGCCAATGTCATCAACGCCCAGGGACAGGGTACCCTGCTTGAACTCCTTGATGATTTCGGCGGCACCGTCATCGGCATACAGCGTAGCCTCCGTCAGTTCCACGGACAGGTCAGCGCTCATAGCCTTTGCCAGCTGCTCGGGGGCGGCATAGCTTTCGTTGCCATTTTCGTCCTCGGTGATCTGGGCATAATACAGTTTGTCGAGACCAATAGTAGCCATGGTCATTCCTCCATTTCATAGTGTTTTGCCACATCAATGGCATAGTTGTGATACCCGGTGTCATCGTCATGCCCAACATAACGACGCTCCGTAATGGTGATGTCCGCAGCCAAGAGGGCGCGAACGAGTGCATTTTTCCGCTTGGTATAGCTGCCTTTGGTAAAGAGAGACAGTCGGACCTCCTGGACTTCGATCCCGGGACTGTTGTCAGCATGGAGGTCGAAAGTGTCCACCAGCGGAGTCAGAACCAGGTATTCGTTTGGGGGTGTGCCGGAAAACACACCAGTTTCCACGCCGAGGCCTTGGGCCTGAGCCAGCGTGTTCAATTCAGCCAGTAAGCTCATAACTTCTCGATCTCCTCCTCCAGAGTCCGCTTCATGACATTCAGGCACTCGGCCTTGGATGCAGATTTGGCAGGCTTCAAGAACGGACGGGGCGGCTGGCCGGACTTGCCGTATTCGATCAGGTTAGCAAGCATGGCATTACTGAGGCCATCGGAACGGGGTTCTGCAAAACCGATTTTGATGTTGTAGTTACCGTTCTTATCCAGCTTGGTAGGTGAAAGGCCAATGGAGGACTCCAGCTCTCCCGTGGACCGGGACTTGTGCTTAGTGCCGTTACCGACAGCTGCTGCGAGGTTGCTCTTCACCTTCTGGAGAACAACTTCGCCGCCTGCCTCCAGGACCCTCTCGGCGATCACATCCGTCTGGCTACCCAGCTTGGACAGCTTGACGAGAAGTTCCTCCGGCATTTTTACCTGGACTCTAGCCACTTGCCTTCACCTCCTTGGCAAGCACCTCCACATACATGCCCCGGCCCTTCACATCCTCCACGGAGGTGATCTCAAACCGCCCATCGGAGCAGACGATGCACATCGCGGTGGTAACGGTGACGCCGGGGATGCAGCGGAAACGGAAAAGGTCAGTGGCATCGGTGAAGCTGGAGCGGTTCGCCCACTTCTCACTGCCATGCCGACCTTCACGGTAAGCCCGGACAGAGGCGATGACCTCATCGTTCTCCGACTTGAAGCCTTCCGCATCCGTCGTGACCTTCTTTTCGGTCAAATCAATAAAGGTGTTCATTTTTCCGAAGGACATAACTTACACCTTCCAGTTCCTGTCCAGCCGGAGCAGCAGATTAACGGTATTCCACACCTGCTGGCCCGCCTGGACATTATCGGCAAAGAAGCCGCCCGTGCTGCCGTCCCTGGACTCGTAGAAGTGGGACGACAGCATCACGACGGCTTGCTCTGTGGTTGGGGGCATGGGGTTATCTTTGTAATAACCCTCGGGAATGTGCTGATAACTTTCTGCGTAGGAAACAGCGGCGGTGATGTAGCTCTTGATGAGCGCGTCATCCACCGAGTGTTCCAGAATCAGGTTCTGCTTAACCTTGGTCAGAAGTTCGTCCATCACCGCCGCCTCCTTTCACTTACGCGCCCTTCATCTGGAGGCACTTGATGGCCTCGGGCAGAATCAGCTTACCATCGACACGCTTGGTAGCCAGGAAGCCGACCTGGCCAGTATCGGCATAACGCTCGTTCAGGCGACGGAAGGTGATGCCCTGACGGTCGCCGATCCAGTAGTAGGAGAAGTCGCCGAACAGGATAGGCTTGGCACCAGCGGCCACCTCGGGAGCGTAGGGAGAGTGAACAATGGGACGACCCAGCAGGGTGTGATACTCACCTTCGTGGAGAGCCTTCTGCCACAGAGGCTGGCCAGTGGTATCCTTCAGCTTACGGATGTTGCGCATGGTGGAGTCGTGCATGACCCACACGGCCTTGGTGCGGTAAGGCGCAGGCACGGAGTAGAACAGGTCGATCAGCTCGTCTGCGGTGATGGCGGTGGCGGATGCTGCGGTGACACCGACCTCGGCATCGTTCAGGATGCCGGTGGGCTTGCCGACACCGTCGCCGGAGATGAACGCGGCCTCTTCCTTGTTGCCGATACGGCGGGCAAACTCTCTGACAAAGTAACCCTCCAGATCGAAGGCGGAGTCGTGGAGCAGCTCTTCGGAAACCTTGATCAGGGTGCCGACCTTGTGAGCGCCGATGTACTGCTGACCGAAGACATCGTCACCCTCGGGGATGGGGCCTTCCTCCTCAATCCAGGAAGCGGTGCCACGGCTGGAGACTACGGGGATCTTGTGCATGCCGGAAGAGGTGCTGATAACATTGGCCAGGGAGCGGATGGCATTTTCGGCGGTCAGACCGACGATCAGCTGGTTCTCGAAGGTGTCGGGACACAGATAGCCACCTTCGGTGTCCGCGCCAACCTGAAGGGCGTTGCGGACTTCATAGGAGCTGCGGTCACGGCACTGCTTCCAGAAAGCGTCCTTGTAGGCGTCGGTCGCACGGCCAACCTTGGTGTCGGTCTTAGCGGCCTCGGGCTTGCCAGTGATGGGGGTGGAAGTGGGAGCGTTCAGTTCGCGGTCCATGGCCTCCTGGCGCTCCAGCTGCTTGATGGCGGTACCCAGGTCAACGACTTCCTTCTCCATAGCCTCGTAGGTGGCGGTGTCCTCGGGGGACATGATGCCGGACTCGTTGCTGTGGGCGTCCAGGAAAGCCTTGGCCTTGGCCCAGGTGGTGTTGCGCTTCTCGCGCAGTTCGGTAGTCAGAAGCGATCCCTGTTTCTCCCACACATCGTAGGGAACATGATCGCGCCGGACTCGAAGGTCCAAATTGTCCTCCGGGATCCAGAAGTACGGCAAAACGGTGAATTTGTCTTCTTCGTCCTCCGGGGGGAAGACCAGGACAAATGCCGTGATGTCGGTGGTGGAGGAAAGGTCCAGACCGCCATAACAAACGCGGCCCTCCAAGCTGTCCTCGTTTACGGAGAAGGAGCAGCGATCCCATTTCTCCATAGGCATCCAGCGCACAGCCTGCTTGACCCATTGGTTCAAACGAAGCTGCCGGAAGCTGTTCTCCTCTGCGGGATTCTGCTTCGCAGATTCACAGGCTGCTTTGACCTTATCAATACCCACCGTGATACCCAGCGAGGGGTTGGCCTTCTTCCAGGTCTTGGGGTCCGTCCAATCATCGTTCTCATCAGCGCCGTAGATCACCGGGTAGAAGGTCGGGTCAATCTTCCGGCCCTCCAGGA